TCAATACGACCCTGCCCCTATTGGTGGACGTGCCCAATTACTTAGGCGTGCGCATCCATGCCGGCAACACCCACCTCAACACGGAAGGGTGCATTCTCGTCGGCAAGCTGCGCTACCCGGACCTGATTACCCAATCGCGGGCCGCCATGGCCGCCTTACTGGCCAAGATGCAAGAGGCTCATCCCCCGGAGGGGATCGCATGATCTGGGATGCGGGCGTGCCCCGCTATTCGGTCACGGAGGTTCAACAGCGCTTGCGCATCGACTTTGTGACCCTCAAGGAAATGGTGGCCGCCCTGCGCCGAGCCGGGCAGATTCACGGCAAGAAGTTCAAGGTGCCCAATGCTGCGCACTGGCCCTACCACTACACGGAAGAAGAGATCCAGACCATCTGGGAGACCTATCGCCGCAACGTCATGACGGAAAAATATTGGAAGGAGGAAAATATTGCCTACCACAAAAGAGCCTATGCCAACCATCAACGACGTGCCGAAAACTATGCGTCCCACCTCCGACCGCGTGCTCATTCTGAGAGACCCCCCCGAGACCACCTCCCCGGGCGGGCTGATCGACATCCCCGACAACTACCTGAAGATCAATAACACCGGGATCGTCGTCGCCACGGGTCCGGGTCGCTACAACCGCAAGAAGAAGAGGCGAGAGCCGATGGAAGTGACGCGGGGCGACCGGGTGGTGTTCAAACCCCTCTCCGGCGCCTTCATTGAGTTTCGCAGAGGAACGCTGTCCCTTCTCTCCCAGGAAGACATCTACGCCGTATTAGAGGACGAGTGAGATGAACATCCCTACCGTCTCGGTATCGCGTCCTGGCCAGTTGGAGACAGGGGCCGTTTATCTGATCAAGGGCTCGCACCTGGGCTTGCCCTTGCCGCCCCAGGTGTTTATCCTTCGACACAAGAACCTGTGCAGCGATGGAGTGGGGAACCCCTACGTCGAGGGAGAGCTCTACTGGTCCATGTTTCGCTTGCGCGGCTTCAGCCAGAACCACCGCATCTATCTCTATCAGGTGGGCATTCCCGATCTGGGCCAACACGACATCCACCTGGAGCGGATCAGCAACGAGGCCGTGCATCGCCTCATGGGAGACGATTCGTGGAGAGACATCGAGAAAGACAAGCGCCGCCTACTGCCCAAGGCCCTACAGGACAAGATGCCCGCGTAGCCACGAAAGAGAACGGCATCGATGATTAGCGAAGTCTACGACCCCCTGCTCTATGTGGGATGGGACATTGGCATCAAGCGGGACACCACGGCCATCGTGGCGTTCTACCTGAACGAGCGCACGGATCGCTATTGCCTGTGGGGCCATCGCATCTTTTCCCCCACCAAAGATAGGCCCGTCAACATGACCCAGGACGTGGAGCCGGAGATCATCGGCTTGCTCTCCAATCAGCGGGTGGCCGCGCTGCTGTACGACCCCTACCAAGCCGCCACTACCGCGCAAAAGCTGGAAGATTTGGGCTACGGCAACCAGCTCATCGAAGTCAATCAGCTCACCGAGATGACCGAAGCGGCCAACACCCTGCACGGCCTGATCCATGCCGGTCGGCTGGAGATGTACTACGATCTGGACATTCGCTCGAACTTTGCCCATGCCAATGCCCAACAAACGGAGCGCGGCTGGCGCATTGTCAAGCAGCGGCAGTCCCTGCCCATCGACGCCGTGGTCGCCTGTGCCATGGCCCTGTTGGGCGCCACCCGCCAGTCCGGGCGCCGGCTGCACATGAACTACGCTCGTTCCACCGATCAGATGCGCTCCCTTCTGGACTTGGTGTAATCCGATGAAGATGGACAGGGCCTGGTGTATGCCGAGCATCTGGACCTTTACTATGCGCCCCGTTCAGGAACTCTTGCAGGAATATCAGGTGGGAGAGGGATGGGCTGATCCCTTTGCAGGGGAAAACAGCCCGGCACAATACACCAATGACATTGAGGGAAGGGGAAATAAACACGCCATGGATGGCCTGGAGTTTCTGTTGTCCTTACCCGACAATAGTGTCATGGGGGTTTTGTTTGACCCCCCCTACTCCGTGGAACAGTGTTTGCGCCGATACACTCCCAAGCAGAAGGGAACCGCAGGACGGGCAGAGTATTGGGCTAAGTGCAAAGAGCAAATAGCGCGAATAATTATCCCTGGAGGGCGGTGCCTTTCCTTTGGATGGGACAGCACGGGAATTGGGAAAAACAGGGGATTTGAGATAGAGCATATTCTCTTGCTGTGCCACGGAGCTTGTCACAATGATACCATCGTGACGATAGATAGGAAGGTGTAATCCCATGACGCCCGAAGTGACTCCCATGGAGTGGGATGTGATAAAGCCCGAAGACCTCATGGAGGCAAAGAAACACGTGCAAGACGAATGGAGCCACACGGAACTTCCCAACGGCAGCTATCTGTTCTGGAGGACCAACGAAGCGGGAGGACGCACCTACTACACGGACGAGAACCACGTGGAAACGGTTGTCTGGGACACTTGCCTGTGTGCTCCCTCCACCCTCTTGGCCGCTTTGGTGCAAGAGGAGCGCCTGCAACACGAAGAGGCGTTTGCCAAGGGTCGGGGATACCGTGACTGAGCAAGAAGGCGAATACGTCCTTCCCGACGAACCCAAGATCGATGATCGAGTAGGGAAGTCCCATAATCCCCTGCCGACGCGGGCGCCCCAGCACATTGGCTTGCGCCATCTGGCCACCGAGCCGGTGCAAGGGGGTATTCGCATTTCCTGGTTGGTATTCAAGGGGCCGGCCTACCAGGAGGTCAAGCAGTTGGAGTTTGCCCGTGTGGTCCTGGGGGCCTGCTTGTCCGACGAGAAAGAGCCGCCCATCTGCGCCGCTATTGGGATGCGGCTGGTCAAGAAGCCCAATCAACCCCCCATTCGCTACTACGTAGGCTTGGACGAGTTTCAGGCTCCCACCGCTCAGGAGCTGATCGAAGGCATGGTGGTCCTCAAGGACCGCTACTTGTGCCCCACCCTCTACGTCACGTCCTCGCCCCCGCTGATGGTGGAAAGCCTGAAGCGCACCGAAGGGCTGTCCTTTTACCGGGAGCGGATCGAATGGCGAGCCAAGGAGCGCTGGCCAGGATTCGTATCGTTTGATACCAAGTGTGGCATCTATGCCGTGGACACCCCAGATCCAGACACCCTGCACCGCGAACTGGAGTTCTGGCTGTCCAACCCGCCCAACACCATCGACACCATAGGGACCATCGTGGACGAAAAGGGCGTGCCCATGTCCCAACTGTTGCTGCCCTACGACACGAACACCCAGCTCATCCAGGCCGCTATTCGCCTGGGCAACTATGCCCCCTGCCTGGCCCTGTGGTTGGCCGTGCGGGGACTGGATCGAGCGGCTCTGTACCAACCCGAGGAGCGCGATGACTTCCGACACGAACCCAACCCCGTCTCCGGCTACTGACGAACCGACCCTGGAAGACCTCTACAACGCCCTGGATTGGTCGAAATCAGAAGAAGCCTTGCGCAGTTTCTACCAAACCTCGGGTCGCAGCGACGAGCGGGAGAACGAAGTTTTTCGCAAGCGCTTTCGTTGCGTGCTGTTGCAGGAAGCGCTCTACGGAGAAGAGCTCACGGTACGGCAGGCAGCACAATATTTCCTCTGCTTGGCAGGAGTATGGGATCAGGTAGCATCTTTCTGCAAGGCAAGGGGTTTGGCAGGATGACGTAAGAAACATTGACAGGTGCGACGTGCGGGTCGTATATTCCCATAAGAAGCCCTTTCCTATCGACAGGGAACTATGCCCGCGCCGGTATTTGCCCATCCAGAGCCCTTGGAGCTGTCCACTGAGGAGAAAAAGAAGATCGCCGACACGGTCTTCCGGCTCTACCGTTCTCAGGTAGAGAAGCGTGCTCAGTGGGAAAAGCAGCACCTGCTCTACGATCAGATGTTTCGGGGCGAAGTCAACGCGACCCGCCAGGGTCCGTGGCCCAATTCCTCCAACTTCCATGTGCCCATGCCCTATTGGGCGGTGGACTCGATCAATACCCGTGCGGTTTCCTCCATTTGGTCTCAAACTCCCCTGGTCTCCGGCTTTGCCGAAGAAGAAGACGATGCTCCTATTCTTCGGGAAGCCGTTCATTTGGTGGATTGGGATCTCCAGCCCAAGCGCATGAACGCCCGGCGCCACTGGAGCACCATCTCCAAGACCCGCTGCATCCACGGTTCGGGGGTGGGCCTGCTCTCCTGGGCCAAAACGGACTTTGCCTACCACGTCATGGAAGGAGGGGGTGCGGATCTGGCCTACGACGCCCAGGGGCGCATCCTCCTCAACCCGGATGGCACGCCCAAACGTCCCAAAAAGTCCACTCGCCAGATGAAGCGGCAGATCCAGTACGACGGGCCGGTGCTCACCCCCATCGATTGGGACGATGTGATTGTCCCCGATGAGGGCATGAACCTGCAACCCAAAACGGAGGCTAACCCGTTGGGCTGTGATTGGGTGGGGATTCGCCAATGGCAGCCCCTCTCTTTTATCTGGAAGCGCAAAGATTTTCAGTACGCCTACATCTCCCAGCACGAAGAAGCCAAGCAAAAGGAGTGGTGGGTCAGCAAGGCGCCGGCGCAGGATCGCTCCTCCACCGCGGGAGGCGATAATCAGCGCCGCGCTCGGCAGCAAAGCCGCATGGAAGGTCGGCGCCGGGACTCAGACGGCCGCAACACGGAACGACCCAACCCCGAATTTGAGACCGTGCTGTGGTTCATGCCCTGGGAATTGACCAACGAGCAGGGCGAGAAGGAGGAAGTGGAGTGCGTGTTCTATGTCTGCCTCCATCCCAAGCTGACCTTGGGGGCCTTTCGCCTCTCGGATGTCTACTGGAAGAACAAGCGCACTCTGATTGAGCTGCACTACCAGCGGGTAGGCACCCGCTACAACTCCATGGGCATCATGGAGATCGCTCGCCACCTGAGCGCCGAGCTGGACACCATCCACAACATGCGTATCGATGTGGGCTTTGCGACCAATCTGCCCTTTTTCTTCTTTCGCGCTTCCTCCGCGTTTGATGCCGACAAGATTGTCCTCCGACCGCTGAAAGGAATTCCCGTTGACGACATCAACGATGTGCGATTTCCGCAGATGCAGAACGTCACGGCCTTCTATGCACAGGAAGAGCAGCTCCTTTACACCCTGGTAGAACGGGTTCTGGGGATCACCGACCTGTTTTTGGGCATTTCCCCGACCCACGGCGCTGCCGCACGGCACGCCACGGGCTTTGTGGGCACTCAGCAAGAGGCTATGGCCCGCGCTTCGGAGATGATCAACTACGATGCGGAGGAGTTTGCCTCGCTGTGTGAGATGATTCACGGGCTGGAGCTGCAATACGGACCCGAAGAGCGCCATTTTAGGCTCCAGGGCCAGGATCGCTCGCAGATGTTGCACGTAAATCGGGATGATTTGTGGTTTAGAGGGGACTACGACTTCCGTTTAGGAGGGAATACGGGCCTGTTCTCGTCCATGATGCGTCAGCAGCGGGCACAGGCCCTACTCCAATCCATGCAGGCCAATCCGTTGCTCCAGCAAGACCCCGGGCGCATCTGGGAAGTGTGGAACGAATACTACTACAGCATCGGCATTCAGAACCCCGAGCTGTATAACGGCCCCAAAGAGGCTGTCTCCGGGGTTACACCGCGCCGCCAGGACGAAGAGACGGCGAATATGGTGCAAAAGATTTATGGGGAAGGAGTTCCTGCGCCGGTTCATCCCTCGGACAACGACCTGGAGCACGCCCGGCAGGTGATGGAGTTCCTCAACTCCGAGGCGTTTGCCAATTTGGGATCTCCCAACGCCGAGGGACTGCTCAAACACGCCCTCATGCACCAACAGCAGCAACAGCGCAAGCAAGTAATGATGCAACAGCAAATGAGCCAAGGAGCTCCCACCCCTCCGGCACAAGCC